TCTGCTGCTCCAAGGTTCTGCGATTAGCAACACCCGCAAGTTCAAACTGAGTAGACGCTAACTCACCAAGGGTGGGGGCCTCAAAGGCAGCGCCAGCAGAAGCGCCAAGCGTTGTGTCAAGCTGCCCCACCTCGCGCAAAATGCGGTTGTCAATAACGGAACGCGTTAGAAGCTCTGTCATTTTTGCGCTCCTGGGGGCGGGCCGAATGATGTGAACTGTCTGGGTTGAGCCGCACCCACCGCACTAATCTCCTGGAAGGTGAATGAGTAAGGCGACCCGTCAGCACGATTAAGCGGCAGCAAGTACCCATCCAGAGAAATCATAAGCTGCAGACCCGTGCCATCAGAGTTATTCACCCAGATGCCGGAACGTGAGGCAGAGGAGATTGTAACCTCCATATCTGCAAAGTCTGGGAACCTGGGGTCATTGATAGCTTGAATGCCATTTTCCCTAAGCGCGTCCTCATCCATCAGCGCCTCCGCCCCGATGCTGGTCGAGAACTCAGAAAGCCCGGTTGGCAGAATGTACTTCTCATTATTGCTGAGAACTGGCGTTTCAGGGAATAACTGTGTTGTAGCGCGCTCAACCGCTTCCTCTGGGTCAGCACCACGGCGCACCAGATCCAACGCAAACTTCTCTGCAACCTCAAAATGCTTGTTCATCATTTCCTGAGCGTCGCCACTACCAGCGAACTCAAAGGCGGTGCGGTACTCAGTCATGCCCTCAGTGAGAGCGCGGCTAGTGTCTGTAACAGATGCAGTCGGGAGGCCCTTCACCAAGTCGGCACGTTCTACCGTGGCGAGGTTCACAATGGCCTGGGAAAGGCCGGGGTTATCCATGTGCCGCATTGCAACGCTGTATTCCTTGGCAAGACCTTCCTTGTCTAGCTGCGCCATAACCCTAGGTGCAGCATCTCCCCAAGTCTCTGCATACTGCGCCAGCGCCTGTGCTGCGACATCAGACCCCATAGCATTGAACTGCGCAACCTGTGCCGCCGCGTCTTGCTTGGGAAGAACTGCCCGCAGCTCATCAGGCACGCCAAGGCGATCATAAGACGCCTCAAGGCCGCGCACATAGTTTTCCGCCACAATGGGTGCGTTCTCCGGGTCAACCTCTCCAAGTCGCCCATAGATGCTTTGCACCCCGTCTTGATTTTCCTGCACATACGTCGCAGGGTCGTTGCGGATCTGCGTATTCCTTGCCTGCAATGCAGTGGTATAGGTGTTCAGGTTAGCCACATCTTCAGAGGTATTCCCCGGCTCTGAAACCTTGCGCTCCAAGCGCTCGATCTCAAGCTGGATTCCATCCGGTGATGACATTGAAACGCCATGAAGTGTTTCGGCAAAATCAATGGCCCGCTTGTAATTATCGCGAACCTCAACCCCGCGCTCTGGATCACTGGCGTACAGGTCCGCAAGGTTGGTTTCATCGAATGCACTATCGACAGGCGGCGCACCATTCGCGGCGGCAAAGGCAATTTCCTCGTTAAGCTCAGCCTCTAGCATACCCTGCTGAGCCCGCGTCTCAACCTCCTGCTCCCGCTCCTGCCTAGCAATCCCACTGTCAGCCAGTTTGATAAAAGACATCTTTTGGCTAGGGGTTAGGTCAGCATCCCACTGGCCACCAAGAACCTGATCACGCACGGCGGCGGGATCATCACGAACTGTCATTCCCAAAGCAGTGCGAACATAGTCCGAACGCTCGCCGCTTGTGCTTGCAGTCTCCAAGTAGTCGGGCAACATGGATGGGTCACTAATCAGCGCGTTAAGCTTCAGGCGTCTTGTGTTCGCCACCGCTCGGGCCTTGGCTGCCGCCCTTACAGCAGCCTCACGCTGAAGGGCCTTTGTCTCTAGCCGCAGTCTGTACTTGTTAAAAGCCGCGTCAAGCTCTTGCCTGTTGCGCTCTGGCACGTTCGCCTGCCCGCGCTCAACGGCGCTGGCCTCATACTCAGCGCGGCGCTTTGCTAGGAATTCGTCAAAGTCGCCTAGAACATTCTTTGCAAACCCACTGCCTGCAGTCTTTGCGCGCTCATTGTAAGACCGGTTCCATTCCGCTTGGACCTCTGCAAGAAGCTCATCGCCTTGAATGGCGGCCTCTTTCTCAAAGTGTTCTGTGAAGGTGTCAGCCGTGCCCTGAACTGCGCTAGCTAAGCGTTGCGTAGCCTGTGAGCCAGCAGATGAAACACGCCCTGCAGCCCTTGCCGTAGGTGTGATCCTTGGTGTTGTAAGATCAACCATGTCAGTTCCCTATGTTAAGCGGATCAACTTGGTTGAACCCTTGAATAGCAGCCCCAAACACGTTCAGCGGAGACGCCGCCCTGCCAGCCTGCTCCGCTTGGAACTGCGCCCCCTTTGCCCGCTGTTCACCTTGGAACTCAACAGTGAGGGCGTCCAACTCCTGCGCCACTGCGTTTTGATCAAGCACCCCCTGCGCTGTGCCGCTAAAGGCCCCGCCCTCAATGAACGCCGCTCTCTGTGCAGACTGGACTTGCCGCGCCTGCCTGCGTGATCGCTCAGCCTCAATGGATGAGAACAGCTTTTCCTCTGTGGCCTGACGTGAAAACTCTGCCTCTTGCTGCTTAGCCTCACCTGCAGCCTGAAGCGCCCCGACTGCGGGCAGGACTGCACTTGCCACCGTGGCGACAGTGGCGACAGTTGACGCGGTGGCGGCGGAAGCACCCATTGCTAGCAGGACTGGGGCCATTATTTACACCTCACATAGATAGAATAATCCTCGCCGTCCGGCCCCCACTTTTTGGCAACGGGGGTTTCAAGCTCAAACCCTAACCGACGCGCCCAACTGTGCCCGCCTTCAAAGTCAGTTTTAACACCAATTTCAATGCGATGATAGCGGGCAAGCTCAAGACCCATAATGACTTCAGCAGTGATACGGCGAGCATGACGCCGCCACTCCTTTGTAAGCCAAGCCCAACCCATTCCCACGCCATCCCAACGGGGGAGAATGCCAGCTATAGCAACCACCTTGCCATCATCATCAACCGCAGCAACGCCGCCGCACTCTTCGATGCTAACGGCCAAGTCCGCAGTCAGCTCATAACCCGCGTGGATAGCAGCCAAAGGCCCCATCTTGACAACATGTTCAGCAGTGAGGGGGACAAAGTTCATCGGCTCTCCTGTGTTACAACTTGCGGCATTATAGCGACAATTGTAGCAGGATACATGGTGTTTGTCTCAAACCTGATACGCCCGTCTGTTTCGTAACCAGAGGGCCACGAAAGCAAAACATCACCAGTCACCAAAGGGGGAGGCGACCCCATCGGCACGGGCGGCGCGCGATAGTTCAAGTCTGGGATTTCGTCTAGGTTAGTAGCACTTGGGCCAGCACTGCCACCTAGCGTGTTCACCACCCGGAACGCGCAATCAGTGAGGCGCTTGGTTTTCGCTTGGCTGGTTCCATCTTTTGCCCCGGCTTCAACCCGGTTTGTCTGATATGTGGATGTGTATTTAAGCCCAATCTGCGCCTTTGTAGTGTCACCCTCAGTGATAGTGACCTCACCATTGGAAACAACTTTATCAGCTACAGCCGCACCCTCAGACAGGAGGCCCACAGTTTCGCCCTCCAAGTGGTCAAACCCAAAGAATGTCGAAGCCGCCGCGCCGGAATATGTCAGCATAGAATCCGCGTAGGTCGAATCCTCTTGTTCGTCTCCGGTCCTGTATTCCGGCTGCAGGTATTCAATATAGCGGCGCTCACCCCCATTAATGGTTCGCGTCACTGTAACCCAAACTTCATCACGCGACCCATCCGTTGACGGGACCACAGCAAGGCTCTCAACCCCGCCCGTAGTTACCCCCCCAAGGGTATGGCGAGCCCAGCCCCTGACCTGCTGGTTTTGGTCAAAAGCGAATGAAAGCAATGTACCGTCCGCGCGAGCGCCCCAAATGCTTTGGTATGGCTCCTCTTGCCTAGACATCTGCACAATGCCATCGCCAAGAATGTCAGAGGAACGAATGGTCACATCGTTTGCAATGTAGTTATCCACCTGGAATTCAAACTGCATAGACCGCATTTTGCGCTGAGACGCTTGCAGAAACAGAACGCTTTCGCCCACACGAACCGGCCTAATCGGCGCGCTGCCGTAGCTGGTCTGCTTGGAAACCTTGACGTTGTTTGGGCCAAATGGGTTTGTACTTGACTGAGCGTCAATCGCAAACTCTGCCCCAATGGTGTTCACGATGAGTACGTTGCCTTCAGTGAGGCCCACAATTTCGTTAGCCTCTGCCGATTGAACATCAATCGAAACCGCGCTTTCTGTCAGGATCTCCCCAAAGCTATCAATGGCGAAGCTCTCAAAGCCACCCACAACAGATGCATAGACAGATTGGATTTGCCCGAATGTCAGCCGCTCCCTGAAGAACGTAACGCAGGTTGGGAAGCCGTTCACAGTGGACCAAGCGCCCTTGCGCCAGATGGTAGACACGTTCCCAGCGCCGATGGTCGTTTGCGGAAATGTGGTCAAGACGTCGGCAACGGCTGTTGTGCCCGCCTGGGACGTGATGCGAGCCACCCCATACCCGGAGGTAATAAACTCCCACTCAACCCCGCCATCGGTCACTGTGCCAGAAGTATGGGCCGGAATGGACGTGCCAGAGGTGGCAGACGTCGCGGCCCTGTATTCCTTGCCCTCAGAACGGACGTAATCACCAGCAGTATAGGCGATTCCAGTTTCCCAAGCATCTGTAGCGGTGATGGTTTCTTGATCAACCCTGATAATTGAACCGACATCGCCAGCCACAAAGACAGACGAACTTGCCGTAAGGGTGATACTGCCAGTTGCCGCAGATGCATAAATGCTGGTGGTGGTCGCGTTTATATCAAGATATGGCCCATCGTCAGGCTCAAGCGTAGAGAACACCCAGTTTGTTGATGCAAACCGTGACAGCTTCCTGGGCGCAAGTGTCCCGTCACGAGCGGTGAAGTAAACCACATCACCGGACTGCACAAAGTCCAACCCAAACGATGCATCGAGCTGGGTACTGGTGAAGGGCGAAACAATCTCGTAAGGCTGATCAGCAGTGCCGCCAGAGGTGTAGGCCGTGTATCCGGTTCCGTCCACATCGTCGCCGTGAATGGTCCTCAGCTCGTATGTGTTGGCGGTCACGTTATCAATGACAAACCAGCGGCCATTAAGCTCAGTCATGCCAGAGACGCCGGTGATAAATACCTCATCGTCGTTTGAATAGCCGTGAGCAACAGACGTAATCACCACAGGATCTGCCTGTGTTGCCCCGGTGATTGTGGTTGTTGTGCCAGTCAGCAGCGGCGCGTTTTCAGTGAAAAACCGGCAATAACCATCACCCATTTCAATCACAAAGGCATCATTGCGCGCCTTGATAAATGGGACCAAGCGCGGCGTTGTGCTCTCGCCAAACTTTGTCGGACGAACGAAACCAGAACCTGCGCGCCGAATTGCAGGGCCCTGGACAGCAGGAATGAAGTTCAACATCACACTTGAAGAGGCGCTATACCCCTGCAGGTCAACGCGGCCATCCATGATGGTTGACCACTCACCGGCATTGAGTGCTGTGATGATTGGTGACGCTTTAGCCATAACTTACCCTTGTGAAACCCTGCTAGACATCCAACGCCCCGTCTCCTTGCGGCGAGGGGGTCGATACAGGGAGTTAACGCGGCGAGCCTGCGCCAATGTCTGTTGATAGATGCGGTCTGCCCGCTCTGCCTTGGAATTGCTTTGCGTCAGCTCCTCCGCAGCATCAGAGGCCAAGCGAGCTGCTAGCGCCTGTACAAACAACGGGTCGAACTGGCCAGCATCCGTGATTTGCGCCACGTACTCGTAATCCAACGGCGCTGATAAGTCGGTATGAATCCGCCCCTCGATAATCTCATATGGTGATTGCTCCGTGTAGACCCCGGTACTCTCATAGAAAACGCCGATGGTCTCAGCGTTCACAAACGCCCCACCAACCTTAATAGGCCGCAAGTCATCGATAGGGCGATTGTAGATCAGAGAAAAGCCCCAGGCCGGGGTGTCTGTGGTAGCGGCCAAGCTTACGCGCTTCACAGCAAACCGCCACGGGTAGGCAGATAGCTCAGCGTCTCGCAGCAGGTCATAACGGGCCTTCATGGCTCGCGCTGGTTTGTTTGCGTCATCTAGTGATGTGATGCGGATCTCGCCAAGCATCGAAAGGGCACGGTTTGCAATGTCAACTTCTGATGCCATGGTTCACCTTTATGTAGGAAACCCACCCCCGAAGGGATGGGCTATTGTTAAATCCCGGTGTCTTCCTCAATCGCCTGCCGAATAGCCCTCATGGCCATCTGCATAAACTGGCGCTTGGTGATAGAACCGGCTGTGAGATTGGTGTCATCCACTGCCAACTCGATGTCCGAAGACGTGGTTGAGGTATCAATGGTAACGTCAGTGGCGTCCTGGCCTCCGACGTTCACACCATAGTACCGGACAGCCATTAGGCACCGCCATCAACATAGAGCGCTTCGACAACGATAGTCCCAGCAGCGCCCATGTCAGTGGTGATGGTGCCCGCAATGACATAATCAATCTGCGGGTCCTCAGTCAGGCCCAGCGCTTCCCACAGGGGCTTGTCGCGGTCCTCAATGCCGTACACGCCACTTTCGTGGGTGACGTCCGACTTGGTGAGGCCGCCGCCTACCGCCAGAGCAGATGCAAAGAAGTCAGCATCTACAACGGCAGATCCATTGTCTGCGGTCTGGTACAGGCCAACATCCATCGCGCCGGTAGTGATAGCCGCGTCAGACGAAACCAGAACACCATTGATTGCGGCGTTGGATTTCACTTGGCAGAAAGTGAGGATATCAGCCGCGTCTTCTGCGGTGGAAACCTCCAACTGACCGGGGCCGGTGGTCTTTACCTGTGCATTGGTCCAAGGCTCATTGAAGACCCGAGGAGATGCAGCGCGGTTGCTAATAAGGGTAGAGTCAACGTTAGCCATGACTTATGCCTCCGTGCATTCGATTTGGATCACACGGCCCTGTTCCAAGCGCGTCGCGCCCATGGTCAAAGTCGTGTAAAGCTGGAAGGGGACGCCCTCAATGTCGGGACGCTCATCAACGCGCGCCTTCACATCGGACCAAATACCAAGGTGCATACCGGACTTAACCCACATGGGGACAAGGCGATAAGACGCATTGGATTCAACCAGACGCGAAACCACAATCTTAACCCCGGCAAACTCAGTAATTCGACCATCACCGGCAAATACTGGGCCACCATTCTTGGTGAAAAAGTCAGTGTTGATGACTTGGGTCTGACGCTTCAGGTCTTCATGCTGCTGGGGAGTGATAGCCATGTACGGCTGCTCCATCTCCGTATCAACATCATTGTCCTCTAGGATGCGCAGCGCGCGAAGGATCTTATCAACGTTGAGACCAGTATCGGCAGCAGCGCCAACGGCAGCATCAACACGGTTGTTGGTCGTGTCGAAAGCTTCAGTTGAACCACCAGAGCGCCCGGTGCGGGCATCCGCATAGAAAGCATCAAAGATAATCTGGTCAATCTTACGACCAGTCGCCTTGATAGCTGCCTGTGACAGCGGGCCTTGAGGGTCAACCATTAGCCGCAGCTTGTCGAAGTTATCGACCATCTGGGGAAGGCTGTAGTCAACAGGGTAGACCCAGCGGCGATCAGTTGGCGCATCTACGCGGCCCATAGGGGCAAAGCGCGATACAACCTCTTGCATCTCAACAGAGCCGTACTGGTCAACAGGCACAGCGGAATCACCCTCGTGGGAGTCTTCCATAACAAACGGGCGCATCTTGCCGCCCTGGATTTGAAGCAGATGCGCGACGTTAGTCGTATACTGCTCAACGAAATGGGTAGGAATATTAACGGTCATCTACCGTCTCCTATGATTGGTTTTACACAATCGAGAAACGGCTTGTCCGTAGCGGGGCCAACTCTGCGGCTTTAGGCTCCGTTAGCCCCGTTCTTTATCACGGCGTCAAGCGGGGGATTGCTCCTTGTCCGCACTTGCTTGAGGCTTCCGGCCACGCTTAGGGGGTTCTGCAACCTTATCCTCTGCGGCCTTCTGAACCCATGCCTCCAACTGCTCAGCGTCCTTAATAAGCCGTTGCGGCTCGCGAACACCAAATGAAGACAGGGCCTCAATACAGCGCATTCTAATCTCTTTATTGGTCATTATCAAGTTTCCTTATGCGCGCGCTGCAATCTCGTTGAGTTTCATCATGCGATCAATCGCAGGCTGGCGAACCTTCTTGTTCTCTGAGGTGTACTGTTTCATGAAATCACTATCACCCATCAGCTCAGCCACCTTAGCCTTGGCCGCGCTGGGAGACATAGAGAAGCCTTCCGCCTGAGCTGGCTCCCCTTGGATCACCTGCCCCTCTGCAGAACGTCCGGCAACCTTTGCCAAGAAGTCATACATAGACGCCTTGTCGCCTGCTAGCAGCGCCTCAAGCCCCGCCTCATCCATGCCAACATTCGCCATCAACCGCGCAGCGTTGTTGAACCCGTCAGCATTGCCGGACTTCCACTGGTCAAAAGCCTCTGCCGCCTGGGTCTCTTGCGCCTCAACCATCTGTTGAGACTGCTCAGCCATGATCTGCTGCAGGCCCTGAAACTGGCCATCGCCCAATCCCAACTGGTGTGCGCGCTCAGAAACAGACTTGAACACCTCTGAGTCAAAGCCATCGCCTAGAGTGTTGGTGTATTGGTCTGCCGTTTCTGGCATCCCCATCTTGGCATAGACAGGCATCATTGCCTCTCGGTCACTGGTATCAGCCGGGAAGTTTAGCAGGTTCTCTGCTGGTACGCCGCGCAGCTTCTCAAGGTTTCGATACCCATCAGCCAAGGCCGCAGCATCACCGAAGCCCTTGTTCTCGATGAACCCGCGCATGTCTGGGTCTGTGAAGCTATCAAGGAAAGATGCCGCGCCTTGTCCTGTTTCGGGGGCTGGTGCGGCTTGGCCACCATCTGCTGGGGCCGCTGTTACGTCATCAGTCAAGCTTAGTCTCCGTTGCTCGTTTGAGGTTGGTTAGGGGAGCGAATAGCCGCTCCTTGATGTGGGAGAAGATACGTCGCTTCTCCATGTCCGCTGCTACTCTTAGCGGGTCTATGTGACCGTCCTTGGCCGTAGGCAGTGCCTTGACCATCCAGCCGCATTCCTTTTCCAAATCACGCAATACTGCCTGCGCTGCTGGTTTAATCTGCCCGTCATCCTCAAGGAATAACTCCCGATAGGCTCGGGAAGTGTCTAGCTGGTGCTGCGCAAGTGTCTCGCGGTTACTCATTAGCTAGCCACCGGGGCTGGTTGCTTCTTGCGCGCCATAACGGGGAAAACTCTCACCAAACGTTCCCCATCAATTTTAGCGGTTAGGGAGAAATAAACGCATGTACCTTCGGCGTTTTCAAATACCCGAATCCTCTCATCTTGGATATCAGTAGCCCCCTGTCGAACAAGGCGCGCGCGCGCCGAAGAGTACGCTTGCTTGCATATATTAAAATCGCCCTCCGTGAAATACGGTAACTCTAGCGCTTCTTCATCAGTCACAATCTCTCTCCTTAACTTGCTACTGGTGATGGTTGCTGGCTAGCGGCCTGCGCCTCTGCCAGCGTCTTGGCCGTGTCTGCCGCAATAGGTGCTGCCTCCAAAATCTGGCCTAGCTGCTGCTGCTGTGCGTCCGCCTCATTCTCCGCCTCAATAACTTCTGGGGCTTTGAGCGCCGCTGCCGGAACGCCATTCACATCTGCAACAATGCGAGCAACCTCCGACGTGTCAAACTGCTGGTACACGCTCGGATCAATCTGGGCAATCGGTGCCAGTGTCTCAAAGGTGCGCAGAATGCTAACCGCCTCTTCAGAGCGTGCGGCGCGGGTCATTGGGCTCACGTACTCAATCTTCAGGCTCTCGCCCTTGGACTGCAAATGCTCCTGCAATGCCGGGGGCATATCTGGGTGCTTGCCCTGACGGAACAGAATGCCACTCTCGCGACGAATGAGCGGGCCTAGCCACTCTGTCTGCAGCCTGCCAATCACTGGCGCTGTCATCTGCCCTTGTTGCTGGGCAATGAGAAGGGCCTGTGTAGCTGTCATCTGCGGGTTTTCAAGCAGCACGCGGAAGGTTGCGCCAAAGAAACCATCGTCAATCTGGTCTCTGGTATCCGCAATCATCTCCAGCCCAAGCCCGACATTCACACCGGGATTCCACGGATGCGCCAATGCCCGTCCTTGCTCATCAGTTGCGCCGTAATTCCGTGAACCTGGGGTCAAATCAAACTCGCTCAGGACGTCATCAGGCAGCAACACAGGGGGATCAACCGCCATGTTTGCAGCTTCAATGGTGGTGCGGCGCATCTCTTGCAGCATGGAGATATCAGGCAGCAGCATTATTGCTGGGGAGCGGCCATAGATCTCGCGAGAGCTCATCGCATAGCGCGACACGATATAGGGCTGTTCGTGATAACCCTCCTCACGCACGATCTGACGCCCCTCACAGAACAGATAAATTCCGGTGAAGGGCAGGCCGCTTGCATCCAACCGCGTCCGGTCCCGGTCTTCTCTGGGCATTACGGCGTGAACAAAGTCAAACCGCTCGCCGTCCTTGCCGCTGTTGTACTTGTCCAGGATCTTCTGGGGCGTGTCCTTGCCAAAGATCTGCACTGCTTGCCGCGCTGTCAGCGTGAACTTGCGGTGGATGGTGTCAATCATCCCCTCCCAGTTCTCGCGAATGAACACCTCTGATAGGTGAATGGACTTGTACCGAATGCCACCACCCTCGCGGGGCTCAACGAACATGCAGCCCGTACCAAATGCGCCAAGGCTTAGTCGCAGCTCATGCGCTTGACTGGCGAAGTTTGCCCTAGGGCTGTACCGGACATCCCACAGCGTTTGGTTCAGCTCATCCATATAGAGCCGTACCGCGTGCTGTTCGTCTAGGTCATCATCGCCTGTGCTCAGCTCGTGCCACATGGCCGTGCGAGGCATAAGGCCCGCCTCCATGACTGCGGCGAACTTATCAAGTGCGGCCATCGGGAATGCATCATACTGGCGCTGGTTGCGCTGCGTGCCGGGGCTGTGCTTGCTTCGGAAGTCATCAGAGCGAGGCAGGACAAGCCGCGCCACATGCTCCCACATGCTTTCCCAGTTCCCCCGTACAGCTTCCATTTCTGATTGCTGCTGAAGAATGCGACTTGCTACGTCTGACATTTTAGTTTCCAGTCGTTTGCGTTGGGGTGGTGCCTGACGCTGCCTGACCCTGCTGTAGCATCCCAGAAGCGCGGCTTGACAGACCGCCAGTCCTGCTGTGCTTAGATCTCAGAGAGGGGGCCTTATCGCCGCCCACTCCCTTTTTTAGAACACGGCCAGCGTTCTTTGGGTTTAGCGCCTTCTTGGGGTTAAGGAACGTATTCATGCTAGCTGCCCGTTACTGTTGCTTGGCCGGTTGGGGTCTGGCCCCTGCCCGTGGTCAACATGGTTGCAGCTCTGCCGCGCAACTGCCTGCCACGCCGCTGCTCTTGGGCCCGCTGCTGTGCCTCATCGATTGAGGGCGGGGCCTCTACCTTTGCCGGAGCCGCGCCCCCACCGAATAGATTCATCAGAAAAACCTCTGCTTTGGCTTGCGTGGTTGCCGTGTTGGCTTCTTGCGGAATGTAACATATGGACGCCCATCATGTCCAACCATGTCGTAATCTACCACCTCATAGCCTGCTAGGTGGCACTCCATGCGAATGTGCTGGCGAAATAGCTCCTCATCCTCGGGCTGGTCATAGTAGACAGTTTGAGTTGTCAAAAGAACCTCGCCTTTGGTTGCGCCTGCTTGCGGTTATGCATCGGCTTCTTGATGATGCGGGGGAATAGCTCAGTCAATGCCCAAACCAGAGCATCCACCCTGTCTGGAGAATACCCCTGTAGCTTGCGGTCAAAGTCGCTGGTGAAGCTGCACATCTGGTTTTCAAGCTCTGTGAACTCTCTCGCATGGAATACCTTGCCCTGCTCATAGAGGCCAGCGATAGGCTCAGCACGCACAACTTTGCCCCGGCTGGCGTGCACCTCCTTGAACGGAATGCCCGTGCGCTGCGTCTCCACAGTATGCCGCACCATAGCGCCGCCTTGGTTCACCTCTGCAACAATGCGGTCTGCGTCCCATGTGTCATACAGGCTGATGGCTCGCCGCGCCCATTCCTCTGGTCTGTACTTGCCGCTCTCATCATCCAGGATATAGCACTTGTTGTCGTGGTCGATACCCGCAACGATAATGCCCGTTTCATCAGATCCAACGTCATTCGAGATAGCGGGGTCAATTGCAACGATGATGCGCTTGAGGTCTGGTATCTCCTGCGTGCGCTTGATGAATGACCTGCGCCACAGTGCGTGCTCAAGATCCCCTGTGAATTCGCCATAGAAGAACCGTTGCCTCTGTCGCTCTGGCAGCTCCCGCAGTGACTTGATGTAATCGGGGTCAAGGTTGTTCATGTTGTCGAGAGGATTGACAACGATGTACCTGTAGTTCTCTAGGTCAACCTTCTGCTCCCCGTCTGGGTTCACACCGTCAATCCATAGCCGATATGTCCAGTGACTGGATGTTGTCGGGTTGAGGTCAACGTAACACTTGTGTGGAAGCCAGCGACCATCCACCTGCTTGACGCGCTGGGCAAGGCGAGTGAGGGCAACGCTATACGATGCAAGCGGAACCTCTGATGCCTCATTGAAATACAGCGTGGAGTACTCCTTACCAAGAACCTTATCAACGCGGTCCTTGTCATCCAGA